AAGCGTTCCGCGCGTTTGAAACCTGACCTCGTTCTCTATCATCACTGGGCGAATCGTCTCGATGCTCTTGTACAGAATGGGCACGCCCGATGCATCCAGACGGTCACGAACACTCTTGGAATTGTGGTCACTGACAATCCACAGAAACTCGGCCCATTCTTTGGTCTGATTGTCACGAACCGTCTCGATATTCTCCCCGAAATGCATGGTGATGACCAGGGGCTTTTGGAATGTCCGGTTAAGGCGACGCACGGTGTGCAGAAATGGGAAATGGGGACTGGACCACACATGGGCACCGCGGAGTTCATTCTCAGCATTGCTGAAGTACACCCATGGGATACCACGATACACATCGCGAATCGGCTTATTCGACCGCGTGGTCGTGACGAATGTTACAGTATGCCCGCGCCGCTGCAATTCTTTCGCGATGCCGACATCGTGAAAGAAGGCACCACATGGATCTGGCATGACCTGTGCAAAAAAGACAACTTTCATCGTATTAGTTTATTGAGACACAGCATTCTGCCGTAGGAGACGCGTGGGATCACCCCCGCGCGACCATGTCTGGGTGAAGGTGGACGAATCCTTGATATCGTTTTTTACACTGGCAAGTAGGGGATCAAACTGATTCGCAAAGAACTTATCGGAGACTGTTGAGCACTCCTTGCGGGTGCGAACGGGAACACTCTGGATGAGCTGGCTCTCAATATCTTTCTCAGACTCGGAGGGACCGCCGGCCATCCAGGGCGTCGTAGCCCACGGGCGTGCAAACACCTGCTGATGTCCCTTTGCGCGCTGCGTCCCCGGATCGCCGAGTGCCAGGCGAGAATACAGATCCACATCGCACCCACCGGCCGCCGTGTTGCCGAAGTTGCCAGTGTAATTCATGGCCACAAACTGAGATGCCCATAGCGCCTTGCTATCGAAATCCTGGCAGGGTGTCGGGGCCGGGCGAGCCGAACTCAAGTAATAGTCCTGCTGTGTCTTATTGTCGCGCGCATCATAGCCCATCTGGGTGACGTCGCTCTTTGGGCGCGTAGGCGCATAAAACCACGAGAGGGGGTTGTTTGTCTGTGGCTCTTGATCAGTCATTATTACTTAAAACGGATAAACATTTACAGGATATACAATACTTTATCAACAGAATGTCCTCTTCTCTATGCCCATGCGATTGGATCGATCATGATGCATACGGAAAATATGTAATTGATGTCTATGGGCGAACGGATACAGATGAGGCGGCGATGATTCAAATTCGCGGATACAAGCCCTATTTCTATATCGACGAAACTCCAGAAGCCGGAAAGCTTCTCGTCGGCGCAACACTCACACGTATGGACAAGTACGATGTGTTTGAAGGTTTTAACTTTTACAACTCCAAGAAAGTCATCAAGGTCGAAGTTGCATCGAAGAAGCAGTATACGGAGATGGCCAAGATCGCCAAGGCGAACTTCAAGGTGTACGAGTCGAACCTGCCCCCGCTCCTGCGTTTCTACCACGATCACGAGATTGCACCCGCGTCCCCAATCTCATTCATCTCCAGTGGCAAGATCAAGTCGGAGGGTGGTGAAGATATCAAGAGCTGGTATGCAGAGGCGCGCAATATCAAGAGCGCACCGACAAAGGACACACCCCTACTCATCGCAGCGTACGACATTGAGTGTACCTCGCGGAGTGGTCAGTTTCCGGTGGCCAAGAAATCGTGGAGCTACGTAGTGGACAAGATTCGCAAGGATCTCGATACAGCACCAGAAGACGAGACGCTCAAGACCATCTTTGAGAAGCGTCTGGCGATCGAGGGTCTTCATCGTCCGATTCAGCTCACTCCGTTCTTGAAAGCCAATTCCAAGTACATCGAGGATGAAAAGTGGGAGATTCTAGAGAATAAGCTCGCTCAGTTGGTAGGATCCGACATTGGAGACCCTGTCATTCAGATCGGTATCACCATGCGCTGGAGCAACAATATGATGAAGTCTCATCTCCGGAAGGTGTTTGTTCTCGGAACGGTCAAGCCATCGGACGATCCGACAGTAGAGTTTCGGGGATATCCTACGGAAGCGGATATGATCGAGGCGTTTCAGGACTACGTACAGTCGGAGAATCCCGATGTCATCTGCGGATACAATACGTACGGATTTGATGACCGGTTCATGGTGGAGCGCGCGGCCATCAACAACATCAAACTCAATCTCGCACGCAGTTCAATCTGGGGAGATACTCTACAAAAGAAGACATTTGAACTGGCATCGGGCAAGTACGATGTGCAGTACATGAAGACCCCCGGTCGTCTCACGATCGACCTGCTTCTGAATATGCGTCGTGAGCATAATCTCGATTCGTACACTCTCGATAATGTCGCATCCACCTTCCTCCGCGACAAGGTGGTGAGCTACGAGGGAAACAAGATCTTTACCAAGACGACACGTGGTCTGTATGTGGGCAACTATGTGCGATTCGACATTGTCGGAAACACGCTCAATCCCTACCGCGAAGGACAGAAGTTCTTGGTCGTCGAGATGACACCCAAGAGTTTCACACTCAAGGGAGACGACGGTCTCTTCAAAGACCTGCCTCCAGACGAATCATTGGAGTGGTCCTTCACAAAGGACGATCTTCACCACCTCGAACTGTTTCGTATGCACGATGGAACCGCCGAGGACCGTGCAGTGATTGCCAAGTACTGTATCCAGGACTGCGATCTAGTTCTGACATTGATGGCCAAGCTGGATACCCTGACAAACGCGCGCGGTATGGCGGACGTATGCTTTGTCCCCATGCAGTTCCTGTTCCTGCGTGGCCAGGGCATCAAGATCTATTCGCGCGTAGCATATGAGGCCTCGAAGCGTAATCAGATTCTTATTGACCAAGAGTCTGAAATGGGAGACACCAAGTATGAGGGTGCAATTGTGCTTCCTCCCCGTATTGGCATGTACCTCGACACGCCCATCGCGGTTCTAGATTTCAACAGTCTGTATCCATCCTCTATGATTGGTGAGAACCTGTCCCCGGACAGCTTGGCAGTGACCAAGACGTACAGCCGAACGGGCAAGCTGATCGAATCCGAGGGCCTGCCACTCGATGTAGTGAAGACGATTCCAAACTGCCACGAAATTACATACGACAACAAGGATGCCAACGGCAATGTCATTGGCAAGCAGGTGTGCGTGTACGTCCAGCCCGTTGAGACGAACCCGCTCTCAAAGGGTCTCATTCCCACAGCTCTCGAGATCATGCTGAAGAAGCGAAAGGAGGCGCGCAAGAAGATGGAAGACCCGGCGGTGGATGATGCCCAGAAGTCGGTATACAACGGTCTCCAGCTGGCGTACAAGGTTGTTGCCAACTCCATCTATGGCCAACTGGGTTCGCGAACATCGCCCATCCGCAAGATCTGCATCGCAGCCTCGACGACTGCAGTGGGACGCCGGTCTCTTCTATTCGCCAAGTCTACCGTAGAAACGGAATTCGGAGCCGATGTTGTATACGGAGATACCGATTCTATCTTTGTAAAGTTTCCGACGAATGATCTGGCTACAGCTATCAAGCAGGGTCAGGATGCTGCGACACTCATTACATCTCGATGCCCGCACAAGGCATTTGTCATCGGTTACGAGAAGACATTCTATCCGTTCATTCTCTTCTGTCGCAAGCGATACGTCGGTATGAAGTATGAGGAGGACCCGACCAAGTGCAAGCGCGCATCTATGGGTATTGTCCTGAAGCGCCGGGACAATGCCCCTATCGTCAAGGATGTGTATGGTGGTGCGCTCGACATCCTCCTGCTGGAGAAGGATGCTAAGAAGGCGGTTAAGTTCGTCAAGGAGATGTTGCTCTCGGTGATCCAGAGCAAGCTACCTCTGGATAAGTTTGTCATCACTAAGCAGTTGCGCGACGACTACGCCGCTATGAAGCCGGGGTATGCGGGGCACGCAACAATTCCCGCCCATCGTATTCTTGCAGATCGCATGACGGAGCGCGATCCGGGGAATGCTCCCTCTGTGGGTGAGCGACTCAAGTATGTTCACATTGCGAGTGATAAGAAGCTCCAGGGAGATCGGATTGAGCACGTAGACTATGTCAAGGACAAGGGTCTCAAACTAGACTCAGAGTTCTACATTACGAATCAGATCCAAAACCCTGTTGCCCAGCTGTTCGCACTATGTATCTCGGAGGTCGATGGGTATCGCGAACCAACGCCATCCTATAAGAAGCTGTACGAAACAATCCTGGGAGCATTCGAGGATCCGGAGAATCCCGAGAACCAAGAAGAGGCGACACTGGGCGTTCTGAAGCACAAGGAGAAACAGCTGGACCGCCTCCTCTTCTTGGGAGCCGATTATATTCAAAACACACTGCGGAAGTCCCGAACGGGCCCGCTGGACAACTGGTTTAAAAAGAAGTGAGATACACAAGCAAGTATGATGAACCAAGAACTTCTGAATGCTCTCGCAGATGTGGCCTACGCGCGTGCAAACTTTTTTCGTAGGACGAGTGGTTGGGGATCCGCCCAATTCCTGGCAAATGAGGCGACTCTTCTGAATATGCTGTCTCGTTTTCCCGCACAGGCTCCACCTCCTCAACGTACGCAACGCTTAGATATCTCACTGGGCCTGCTCGGAGCGCTGTTTCCAGATACGCCAGCCAACCCATTCTGGGACGCAGTGAACGTACATCTGACTCCCGAACAGATCGCATCGTCTACCGCAGAGTACACACCCGTCGCAGATGCAACTGAACTGTGCTGTATCTGCCAAGAGGGAATTGCGACCGCACCCTGTATGCGCATCACAACGTGCGATCATCACATGCACCGCGTGTGTGCGAATACTTGGTTCACAATGAGCACGCGATGCCCGGTATGTCGCGGAGATTTACGAACTCTGAACGAAGCTACTACAAATGCAGGGGCCGAAGGTAGTGGTATGCACGCCGACGTATAATCGTCGTTTCTGCCTTGATTTTTCCGTCGAATGCTTTAAGCGCCAAACATACCCGAACCTCCACTGGATCATCGTAGACAATTCGTCCGATGACGACAAGTCCTGGAAGGATATCCAGACCAAACTGGGGATTTCAGTTACATACTTTCGGGTAGGCGGGAAGCAGACAATTGGGCGCCTGCGCAACATCTGCTTGCAGGAGGCTCTCAAGTACGATCCGGACTACATTGCATTCTGGGATGATGACGACTTCTATGTCCCGGGGCGAATTGCAAGCTCAGTGGAGGCACTCGAGCAGAATCGGCAGTATGATATCGTGGGATGCGAAGTGATGAGCGTCTTCCTAACCCGAGAGAATGTGATTATGGATGTGGGGCCGTACGGTAAGAATCATGCCACCGCAGCCACGTATGTGTTCCGCGCAGAGTGTGCCAAGACACGTTACTTTCTGGAGACTGCAACCAAGGCCGAGGAGGGAACCTTCACTCGAGATTGGACGCTTGAAATGATCATGTTGCCGTCATCCGACGTGATGCTCGTGATTGGACACGCGCACAACACTGTGAACAAGAGCGAGATTTTTGAGGATCCGCGCAAGTTCGGAGGACGCATTGGGAACACAGACAATGCAAAGAACGTTGTACGGTTCCAGTGGATTAAAGATCCCAGTATGTGGGCGATTTTCCGTAAAACATTTCTTGATGTTTAAAGAGATCCGCAATGACATCTCCAGTTAACGGGGTCTGGTGGAGAACATCCGATTGTCCGTACTGAAATCGATTCATTATGCGTCGAACATCGTGTTGACAATCTTTGACTATTTTTTGGAACTCTTCAAACTGCATATCCCTGTGCGTTGGAAGATTTTCGTAGAGCGTTCTTGCGTTCAGAGGTATGCACCTGTGCAGGATGACATGTTCGGGCACGCGCTTAAAAATAATGGGCATTTCGTTGGCAGTGCACAGGATCGGCACTACGCGTTTTGGATCCTTTATCCATTCCAATAATTTTCGCTGGGCATGTGGGTCACTGCCATCGACTTCATCCAAGATGACACACGTTTTCCGCGGTTTGCTAGCGTACTTGAGAATGGATGTGAAACTAACGGGAGCCTTGCATGAATCGCATAGTTTGGTGACATCTTCATGGGATCGCAAGGAACGAGATGCATTGATTTCCAGTGGCTCGTACTCGAATGTGCGCGCAGCCGTGAGTACGAGTGTCGTCTTGCCAATGCCCGGAGTTCCGCAGATGAGGACGCACTTTCCAGGTGGATTTCGTTGGAGATAGTTCTTGAGAGTGTCCTTGGCCTCTGCGTGCCCTACGATCTCATCGAATGATTGGGGTCTGTGCGCCTCCGAGAGCATTATACTACTAGTTCTTTAGTTACAAAGTCCTTTCCACGAAGTTCCGCATGCACGCGCAATCTCACACTCCTTGCCCCGGTAGAGATCGGGCTTGAACGCATTGCACTGTGTCTCATACATGGGCCGACACTCCCCGTCTTCATCTACCCACCGATCGGGACACGGTGAGACCGGCCCCAGCCACGTGCGAGGCAGGACAATCGTAGGCTTTAGCTTGAGGTAGACATACGTGACGAGGGCGAAGACAGCAATCGTGACGATAACAACAATCGCGTCTTTCAAAAAAGGTGTGGGTTCAGACATTCTCTTCTATTTAATTACAAGAGTATAATGAGCAGTGTTGCCTTGGCACGCCATATTTGTGACACCTATTATACGACCACCCTGAACCCCATTGTTCAGCACCACATTGATTCCTACGATGACCTGGTAGAGCGACGTATCCCGCTCTTCATACAGGCTTCAAACCCGGCCGTGAACCTTGTACTCGGCGAGGGCAGGGCGGTCCGTGTCTACCTGGGTGGCAAGGACGGAACCAAGATTGGGTACCGACCTCCACTTGACGAGGTCGAGAATGCCGTTGTCCCGAATATCTGTCGATGCGAGAACCGCACGTACGCCCTCGACTGCATTGTTGACGTGGATATTGAGTACCAGCTGGACGACAAGACGGTGGAGACGGCGAAGTTCGAAAAGGTTCTCATCGGCCAAATCCCGCTCATGCTCCGATCCAAGTTCTGCCACCTGACATCTATGAATCTCACGGAACTGGGTGAGCAAGGGGAGGACTATCACGAACTGGGCGGATACTTTGTGATTGGAGGGAGTGAGCGCGTCCTCCTGACTCAGGAACGGCTCGGTAATAACTTGTACTATGCCGGATCTCGCAAGGTCACGTCGACGCAGGAGGAGGAGCAGGTGGGAGGCAAGACGACCGAATCAGAAGAAACTATGGAATTCTATGCAGGTATTCGCAGTGTGTCTGAAGACGGCACGCGGGGACCGTACTCTCACTACCTTATCATCCCGGCTGGTAAGCGCGAAATGTCGCTCGAAGAGATGGATAAGCGTAAGGCAACCAACTACGGCGCGTCGCGCATTCGTGGCATGCCCATTATCACACTCCCCGGCTTCAAGATTCCCGTCCCCGTTCTCTCGGTTCTACACCTGCTAGGGATTAATAGCGACAAGGATCTGTACGACACGATATTTGTTGGCGTTCCCTTTGACGAACGCACGGTCTACGACGATCTCTTCCTTCAGCTCATTCTGGGACACAAGGTGGATTCCGATCTCGATACACTGCGCGTAGCCACGAAGTCGCGCAGTAATGAGGAAGTATTTTACAATCTTCAAGTCATGCTTTTGCCCCATGTCGAAGGTGCCAATGTGGCAGAACTCTACCGCAGTAAGGCGTACACGCTCGGCTACCTCCTGCGTCTAGCAGTGGAGAATGTCCTGGGCATCCGCAAAAATACGGACCGGGATCATTTCCAGTTCAAGCGCTTCGATGTGTCTGGGGATCTCTGCTTCCAGGAGTTCAAGCGCATCTATAAGGAGGTTGGCAAGGAGATGAAGTTGAAGATGGATACGCGCATTCACTTTGAGGAGAAAATCTACCGCGGGCGTGGTCTGACAACACTCATTCAGCGTGAGAATATCGGGCACTATTGGAAGTCATACATGCTCCTCTCCGAGTTCTCAAAGTCATTCAAGGGAAAGTGGGGTGGTCGTGACGGTGTATCCCAGATCCTGAGTCGTCTGTCCATGCTGGGCACTGTGTCGCAACTTCGTCGTTCGGCACTGCAGATGGACGATTCCGTTAAGGCCCTGGGTGCGCGCAGGTTGCACGGAAGCTCGTTCGGATTCACGTGTCCAGCCGATGTTCCCGATGGTCGGTCTGTCGGATTCACAAAGCATCTCTCACTCTTGACATCTGTATCGACTCAGTCAGATTCTGCACCCATCAAGAAACTCATTCGCGATTTTCCCACCTTCTACCCCACTGCTAGCATCCACCCATCTGCATGGGATTCGGCGTGGACGCGGATCATGTTGAATGGTGATATATATGGTGCGGTGGCAAGGGATACACCCGGTCTGTATAATCAACTCATAGATTACCGTCGGGAGCAAGCGGGTATGATTTCGGTAGCCTGGAATCGCACTGACAATGTCCTGACTGTCTGGTCTGATCAGGGTCGTCCGGTGCGCCCATTGTACCGCGCGGGAGTCAAGCCAGCCGACATTCTATCAAAGACGACGTGGAAGGATCTCGCACAGTTCTTTGATTTTGTGGATGCCGATGAGAGCGACACGATTCGTGTGTCGATGGAACCGCTGTCCCCCACTCTGCCGTCTGAAATCCATGGTGTGTTTATGCTCTCACCTCTGTCAGCAGTCATTCCCTTCAGCAATCACAATCCGGGGCCTCGCGTTGCATTTTCATGCGCACAGAGCCGTCAAGGTGCATCGTGGTACCACTCCAATTTCAACAAACGGTTCGATACGATTACACTGATTATCAACACCCCCCAGCGCCCCATCTGTGAGACGTGGATGTACCCCCACGTCCTTGGACGCGGTGGATGCATGCCCTACGGAGACAATGCAATTGTTGCCATTTCTTCATATTCGGGATACAACCAGGAAGATTCGGTCATCTTGAATGCGGGCGCACTTCATCGTGGCCTGTTTGGCACCACCTACTTTCACTCCTACACAATTGCCGAGACCATGACAGACTATGTTCAGAAGACGCACACGGAAATAGCGAATCCTCTACAGCGCGGAATGAAACCCAAAGAGGGCAAGGATTATTCTAAATTGGATGCCAATGGAATTATTCGCGTAGGCTCCGAAGTTGACGAGAACACTATTCTCGTAGGTGTGGTGACGAAGACATCCGATGTCTCGGAAACACCAAAGCGCGGTCAGCGGGGGGTTGTCGACGGTATCCAAATGTTTACTGCAAACACGATCCGGGAAGGCGATGTGACAATCACACTCACCGGTGTCAAGATCCGCGTGGCCGAGGCGCGTGGACCCACACTGGGCGACAAGTTCAGTTCTCGCGCAGGGCAGAAGGGTACCGTAGGAATGATCATGGGCGAGAGTGACATGCCCTTTACATCGAAGGGACTGCGCCCAGATCTTATCTTGAATCCGCATGCGATTCCTTCGCGCATGACCACCGGGCAGATGCTAGAAACAATGTCTGCACGCATTGGAACCAATCTGGGAACGCTGATTGATGCAACGCCCTTCTGCACACAAAATCCCGCAGATGAGTACCGATCAACACTTCTGAAACTCGGATTCGAACCGAATGCCTCTGAATGGATGTACAATGGCATGACGGGAGAAATGATGGAAATGGAGATCTTTATTGGCCCGGTCTACTACATCTGCTCCAAGTTGATGGTAGAGGACAAGATCAATTACCGCGATACGGGATCGCGCACCCTGCTGACGCACCAGCCTCTACAGGGTCGTTCCGCAGGCGGAGGCATGCGCATCGGCGAGATGGAGCGCGACGCACTGGTGGCACATGGCGTATCTTCCTTTATCGAAGAGTCCTTCATGAAGCGGTCGGATGAGCACGAGGTCATTTACCAGCCGGAAACCGGTCTCCTTGATTCAACGGGTAACGGACCCGTAGAGAACCTGCGCATGCCATACGCAATGTCCCTATTCGTCAAGGAAATGGAGTCAATGCACATTTCCGTGAGTATCAAAAACGAATCACCTTAAAAAGAAGGTGAGTATATCGTATAAGAATGTTCGTAATTAAGCGCGACGGTTCCCATCAGGACGTGTCGTTTGACAAGGTTCTTCACCGTATCCAGACCCTTGCAAATGGCCTGGATCATGTGAACCCCGCCCTCGTTGCGCAGAAGGTCTGCATGCAGATCCAAGATGGTATTCATACTGCAGAGCTCGACGATTTCGCGGCGGAGACGGCGGCGATGATGGTTGGTCGTGGGCATCCCAACTACGGTAAGCTGGCTGCGCGCATCGCGATTGATAACCATCATAAGAACACCCCGGCCACGTTCACAGAGTGCGTCGATGCTCTCTGTGCCGAGGGTGTGCTGTCGCAGAAGGTATGTGAGGTCTCTGCAAATCCGGCAATCCAGGCCATGATCAATTACGACCGTGACTTTGATCTGTTTGATTACTTTGGGTTCAAGACGCTGGAGAAGAGTTATCTCCAGAAGGTGGGTGGCAAGGTCGTGGAGCGCCCCCAGCATATGTGGATGCGGGTGGCCATTGAAATCCACACGGACGAGTTCTCCGTTCCGAACATTACTCGTATCGCAGAGACGTACGATGCTCTATCTCTGGGGTACTTTATTCACGCCACACCCACGCTCTTCAATGCGGGCACTCTACATCCTCAACTCTCCAGTTGCTTTCTCTTGGACATGAAGGAAGATTCCATCAAGGGCATTTACGAGACGCTGTCAAATTGTGCACAGATCTCCAAGTGGGCGGGGGGTATCGGTCTTGCCATCCATACGATCCGTGCTCGCAACTCGAATATCAAGGGCACGAATGGCAAGTCGACCGGAATCGTCCCAATGTTGAAAGTCTACAACGACACTGCGCGCTACGTCAACCAGGGTGGCAAGCGCAATGGCAGTTTCGCAATGTATCTGGAGCCCTGGCATGCAGACATTGAGGATTTCCTGAAGCTCAAGCTCAATACGGGAGCAGAGGAGGATCGTGCACGCGATCTCTTCTATGCCCTCTGGATCCCCGATCTCTTCATGCAACGTATGGAGAAGAATGAAAACTGGACGCTCATGTGTCCGAACGAGTGTCCGGGCCTTGCCGATGTCTACGGTGCAGAGTTCGAGGCGCTGTACTGCAAGTACGAGTCTGCAGGCAAGGGACGCAAGTCTGTCCCTGCACAGAAGCTCTGGCAGATGGTTCTCGATGCACAGATCCAGACGGGAACGCCCTACCTGTGCTACAAGGACGCTGCCAATCGCACGTCCAATCAGAAGAATCTGGGTACCATCAAGTCCAGCAATCTCTGTGCCGAGATTATGGAGTACACGGATCCGGAGGAGACGGCGGTATGCAATCTGGGCAGTATTTCCCTCACCAAGTTTGTGAAGAATGATTTGACGTTCGATTGGGAGGGCCTGCGCGCCTATACTGCCATTCTCGCACGCAATCTGGATAACGTCATTGATCGCAACTTCTATCCTACGACGGAGACCAAGACGTCAAATATGCGCCATCGTCCGATTGGGATCGGTGTCCAGGGTCTTGCAGATGTCCTTGCCAAGATGAAGATCGCGTGGACCTCCGAGATGGCCACGTACATGAACCGCCACATCTTCGAGCACATCTATTATGCTGCGTTGTCGACATCGGCAGATCTTGCGGGTGAGAAGGGATCGTATGCGTCGTTCGCGGGTTCCCCTGCATCTCAGGGTAAGCTACAGTTCGATATGTGGGACGTAACTCCAGACTCGACGCTGGACTGGGAGGGGCTAAAGACAAAGGTCCGCGGAGGACTGCGGAACTCCCTATCTGTTGCCCTAATGCCCACTGCATCCACTTCACAGATCCTCGGCAACAACGAATGCTTTGAGCCCTTTACTAGCAACCTGTATGTCCGCCATGTCTTGGCGGGCGACTTTATGGTTCTCAACAAGTACCTGGTCCAGGATCTGATTGAGCTGGATCTCTGGACCCCCGACCTACGGACAGCCATCATTGCAAACAATGGCAGTGTACAGGGTATTGTGGGTATTCCTGCCAATATCCAGGAGCGATATCGCACGGTGTGGGAGATTCCCATGAAGACGATCATTAATCTCGCAGCCGACCGAGCGCCGTTCATCTGCCAATCCCAATCTCTGAACCTGTTTGTAGCCGATCCGACGTATGCGCGTATTTCCTCGATGCATGTGTACGCCTGGAAGAAGGGGCTCAAGACAGGGTGTTACTACCTTCGCACCAAGGCAGTGGCCTCCGCGCAAAAATTCACAGTTGACCCTGTCGCCCGACCCCCCGATTGCCTCACCTGCTCGGCGTAAAAAATTCTATGTATTCTAGTATAAACAATGTCCGGATCTTGGTATGCTAGTAATGCTTTTCCCGTTGGTGCCGCGCAGGCCGGTGGTCAGCTGACGCCCGCCGAGGTGTCGGGTGCGCTCGCGTCTGTTGCCGGTCGCCGCCACCGTCGTTCCCGCCGCGCGGGTCAGGAGGCCTCGGCCACTGCCGGTCGCCGCCGCCGTCACTCCCGTCGTGCGGGTCAGGAGGCCTCAACCACTGCCGGTCGTCGTCGCGGTGGCCAGCTCGCTGCGCCCGCGGAGGTCGTGGCCAAGGCTGGTCAGGTCACGAAGGCGGGCCAGGAGGCCATGAAGGCCGGCCAGATGGCCAAGAAGGCTGGTCAGGAGGCCATGGAGGCGGGCAAGCGCACCAAGCGCGCGGGCCAGGCGCTCAAGTCCGCCGGTCGCCGCCGCAAGCACTAAACATCTAAACCCAGTTTAGCATTTTTTAGATAGCACAGACGTGTTATCGCTAAAAATGAATGTATGTTACGAAGAATATTGATATATGAAGCTGACCTTACTACTCGTACTTGGCGGTGGCTTATACCCCATTGACAGAAGAGCATTTGCAACTGTTGCATCTGATGCTTGTTCCCAATATCGCGATGACTTGCGCAGACGAATCTCCGCGCTTTCATAGGTTGTTTGGCTATAACAGGCACCCATAGCGTTTGTGTTTCCCGGAATAAGTAAGTGTACCATTTTATACGTTTTTATTTTTTGAGCTTGTCCACCATACTCTGAATAGTGTGGTTCATGAGATCTGTACACACCTTCTTGGCAGAGTCGTTCGTGGGCTTGGCAATGAAATACACGACACTTAACTTTTCCTTCTTCGATGAACCGTTCATCCGAAATAATCCCAATACTCCACTCTTTTCCTTGGCTATTTTCCTGTATTCAAATTTCACAAAAACCTCCTCCTTTTTATCATCAAGCGTCTTGTGAAATGAACTGTTAATTGCAGTCTCGTTTGACCAGTAATATCTTAAATTCACGTCTAGAGCAGTCAAAAAACCAGGAAGGGCGGTAATATTACCGGCAGTAAACGTTAACAGCTGTGTAATATCTCCAACAAGCCCCTTAATATCTACCTTAATGTCGCCCGATCCCATTTCGCGCGTGAGTTCCTTACTATCCATGAACTCCCATTCAGGTTTGTTCTTCTCCAGAACTAATTCATTTGCGAGATCAATCTTCTCGTATTCCCTCTTGTAAATATTGTATACCTCCATTAGCCGTGAATATCTGACGCTTTGGTTTCCACCATTATAGGGAACCTGACGCCCATTCACTTTGGCATGATGAAGTTGGTGGTGGCTGTCCAGCCGATTTCTACTTCCCGTGCACGTCGGACACGAAAATTCCTCATACGTTCCACCAAAAAAAGATTCTGACGTGAACAAGGCCTTGTGGGTATCCAGACACCCGAGACATTTAATATGTTTATTTTTTATACATGCTCGAACGCTCTTTACGATATCCGGTTGATCCATATACTTGGTATCCAATTCAGTATTGATCCACGATTCTAACATTTCCTGTCCCATGCTATTGTATTGTCTATATTTTAGAGCATTCGCTTCTTCATAATAACGATGCTCTTGAAGCTATAACAGACCGTAGAATCGGAAAGATACATGACTGCCCATTTCACATTATTATCGTGCCGAAACTCAACGCTCTTGAATTCGTCCAATAGACAGTTGCCTGCAAGCATGGGTTTTGCAGAGTCCACAATAACGTTGAGAGGATTATCGCTGTACTCTTCAATTTCATCCAGAGACATCGCGCCCATAAACCAGTAGGACACGAGCTTGGCGTCTACGTCGTAGTATCCGAATGCTGTTTGGCCACTCATGATGTTTGTATACTACTGAAAAAGAGTGGGTGCGCGCGGATTCGTTTTTCTCCTGTCCTACGAGAGTGGCCCGAAGTAAGAACCCTGCCGGTTATAATGAAAGGCAGTGCTACACCAGCGAAAACATTGAAAGACACATCACTACGATCTGTGATTTTTTTACAGCGAGATATTGAAGTTATTCAAGATGATCCAAGAACTTCGGAAAGAAATTGAGTCTCTGGAAAAACAATTGAAGGTAATCGGAGGAACAAAAGGAACAAAGAAGAGGAAGACGCGGAAGCAGAGTCGGAGGTATTAATGGTTACGCGTTGAGGAAGTTATATAACAAGTATGGCAACTGCAGAAATCTTCGGAACAGCGGAATGGACTTTAACGTCTGCACCAACATCTTCATATTGGTTGTCTATCGCATCGAGTTCCGACGGAACGAAATTGGCAGCAGTGGCAGCTGGATGGATAAACATGGTGGGCGGGATAAACATGGTGGGCGGGATATACACGAATGCTAATTCTGGAGCAGGGGAATGGACGTTAACATCCGCACCAACATCTTCGAACTGGGTTTCTATCGCATCAAGTTCAGACGGAACGAAATTGGCGGCGGTGATACATGGAAAAGTTGGTGGGATATACACGAATGCTAATTCTGGAGCAGGGGAATGGACTTTAACGTCCGCGCCAACATCTATGTACTGGGGTAGTATCGCATCAAGTTCAGACGGAACGAAACTGGTAGCGGGCGCATCTCGAGCTGGGATATACACGAATGCTAATTCTGGAGCAGGGGAATGGACTTTAACGTCTGCACCAAAATCTGTCAATTGGAATTCTATCGCATCAAGTTCCGACGGAACTAAACTGGTGGCAGTGACACTTAGAAATGGGATATACACGAATGCTAATTCTGGAGCAGGGGAATGGACTTTAACGTCTGCACCAAAATCTTTAAATTGGTTGTCTATCGCATCGAGTTCCGACGGAACGAAACTGGCGGCGAGCGCCGCAGATATCGGGATATACACGAATGCTAATTCTGGAGCAGGGGAATGGACGTTAACATCTTCGAACTGGGGTCCTATCACATCAAGTTCAGACGGAACGAAATTGGCGGTAGTGTTGGGAGAACGTGGAATATACACGAATGCCAATTCTGGAGCAGGGGATTGGACTTTAACGTCGGCACCAACATCTTTGTGCTGGGGTTCTATCGCATCAAGTTCCGACGGAACGAAACTGGTGGCAGGATCATCTGCGATCGGTGCTAGAATTGGTGGAATATACACATGCTCATAGCACCGGCCTGAACAACTCGTGTCCGCGCATGGAAAAAGACTGGGACATTATGTATTCATTTTGACTTATTCGAGCAGTTTTTGTTTCATAAACATAATGAAGACCCGGAAAAATCGCTTCAAGATGCCACGAAAATTTAGTAAAAGACACTGTCTGCGGAAAACATGTAAAAAGATGGGGTTCACAGAAAAGGCATCGTGTCGTCCGTACAAGAACTGTTACTCGTAGTATTTCTGGATATGCCGGTTTATTTCCCAGTGATATCCCCATCGTCCAAGCATGACCTTTTGATGTTTGGGTGGAAACAGGAGGCGAAAGAGTCTGGACAGCATGAGTTGATTGGTTGATTGAGACTGAAAAAGACTGGGGTAGAATACATCCGTTTTACTCTGATTCTTCGCGCGCGTTATAGCATACATCCGCTTCGCAGTCGGGATTGTCACAGGGTTCCTCTTCCCGGTTCTCGCGACAGACTCCGCAGAACTGCTTCTGAAGTCCGAAACAGTACTCCCAGTTCTCGTCGGTGACGCGCATGGGGTCCATTGTCGCGTCTCCACACACGTCGCAAATAGCTTCACGACTCTTCAATTCACATTTCCGGCAGCGCCACTGTTCCGAATCTCCACAATCATACGATTCTGGATATTTGTGGTTACAGTCTTCACACATGTTCTCTTGGCATTGAGAGCAGTGAAATACAATATCTTGGATCTTAGATGTTTCACACACCGCGCACGTCTCCATGATTGATGATATGTTGTAATGAATGAAAAAGACTGGGG